GCCATAGTTCCTACAATAACATTTTCATATTCTACTACTATAACAAAACTATTTCTAATGTAAAATATAATATGATCAAGTAATTTCTTATTATTTACGTTACCAAAATTATATGGTGATTCTGGAAGCCAAGTCTTTAAAAGCTCTCGAATACGTACAGCATCATCAATACGAGCTTGTCTAATCTTATATTTATCTTTTTCCATCAGGTCTAATATTGATTCTTAATGTACCAAATCGCCAATTACTACCTAATTCGTCACTTTCTATTTTTACTGAAGATTGTCTTCCTCTTGTTCTTGTATTATAAAATGGTGTTGTATTAGACACTGTAATGGTTTCTCCTGTGGTTCTAGAGCTGTTAGGATAATCTCTAGTAGATATAGTTATATTAGCATTACCAGTTTGATTTTTAAAATCTGGTATAACTTTATTAATAAAACTAAAATTCTCTCCATCTGCAATATCACCATCACCTGATTCAATAAAAGAAGTAATTGCTGATCCATCAGCATCAACTCCATCTTCATGGCGATAAATTAAACTTCTTCCGGGAGTTAATCCATATATTGTAGTTAAAGTTGCTATGTTTGAATTAGCTAAATATTCAGTTCCTAATGGATTTAATTCAACTCCATTATCTATCCATGTTGTTCTACTAAGGCTTCCAAAATACCAACTATTTTCTAAATAATTATAGATTACATATTTATCAATTACATTTGAATTAGAAGAACAATAATACCAAATAACTTCTGAAAAATCAGAAGTTTGACCTGCATAAACTTGTTGATATTGTTGTTTATTTATATTATTAAAAACATGATTTAAAATAGGACAAGGTATTTCTTGAACAGCACCAGCATATCTAAAAAACTGTCCATCAGACATCCAATAAGCTATATCATCAATTACAATAGCTCCATTTAATGAAACAGACCCACAGTCATTTCCAAGTTGTCTAAAACCAAAAATAAAAGGTGGACCAATAAAAGACATAGAATGTAATGTTGTATCTGTCCATACCAGTATGGTTCCTTTTGCAGGTTTAGCACACCTTATTTCACTACCACCAGCAATTCTTTGAGAGCCTGCTGAATTAGTAACATTAGGAGCCCATGAATTATAATCTTCTTGATCTGACCATCTTATAAATAAATTATCTTGAGTAGAGGTATTTCCGATAGTTGTTTCTGTACCCATGCAAATTAAATGCCTACTATCTGTAGAAATAACTGATAATATTGATGATGTAGGAGCATTTGCAATTAATTCAGCTCTATTAGAAGATAATCCTCCTGATGTATCCCAATCATATGTATTACCATTTTTTTCTGTTAATATTAAATCTTCTCCCCAGTTATTTAAAGACCATTGTCTCATATCTAAAACTACTTCTGATGATGTTCTAGTTGTTCCCCATGTGCTTTCTCCCCAAGTTGCTGCTCCCCAACCATAACCAAATGTTTGAACAGCAGGTCCTATATTTATTTGATATTGTATATCTGCATTAGAAGAAGTATTTACATTTGCATTTGCAGTACCAGGAGTTTCAATTGTATATGCATTTGCATTATTAATTAAGACTATTTCAAATTCATTTTCTAAATCTGTAGTAGTAATTCCACCTACATTTGCTGATACATTTGAAATAGTTATAAAATCTCCTAATATTGCTCCATGAGAAGTGTGATTTACAATTACATTTGAGCTTGTATTAGTTGTTGTAAATAATGAAGTTAATGAATTAGATTGCCTTATAGGTGTAATATCAGCATTCGTTCCTGATTGATAAATATATACTTTTCTATCATTTCCTAAAGACTGATATCTTGTACCATCTAAAGATATCCATGAAAATATAGCAGATGGTCTACCTACATAATAATCATCACTAAATTTAGTCCAACCACCTATTTTTTGTGGTAAACCTTTTCTAAATCTAATCTTATCACAATCTGTCCATCTACCTTCTGCACCTGTTTCGGTGTTTTCTGTATCTAAACCTGGTAAAAAATTTAATTGAGTTAATGGCATAATTTTGTATTATACAGTAAAATTACAAAATTTATACTATATTTTGTATATTAATTAAATTTTATAAGCTTTTTTATTTAATAGATATATTAAAAGAAACAGAAATTCTAGCTCTTTCATCAAAATGAGGAGTTACCATATGAAGTAAATGAGAGGGAAAAACAATAAGCTGATGTTTTAATGGTTTTAAATGATACTCTACTCTAAAATCTTCACTAGTTAAAATATTGTGAATGTCTGGTATTTCATTTGATCTATTTCCTCTAAATAAAATTAAGTCTCCGCCTTTTTCTGAAACATCAAGATAATATATTCCTGAAAAAAAAGACATTGGATGAGTATGAGGAGAGTTATAATTACCTTTATAGTTTTTATTTATCCATAAATTATACATTGTAATTTTTACATTAGTTAAATTATAATTTTTAATGATTATTTCTGAAGATTCTTTTAACAAAGTATTACAAATTTTGTCATCATTAATATTTCTTGTTTGATAACCACCTTTATTAGAAAAAAAATTTCCTTGGTTTTCTTGCATTTCATTTTGCAAGACCATAGAGATAGTTTTATCTAACTCTTTGTCAATTACAGATCCTATAATAATTGAATCTTGAAATATTGGTATCTTATTAAACATCGTTAGGTTTATCGCCAATTATATCCATATTAACTCTGGATTGTAATTTTTTTGTTTCTTCATCTAAATTAGATGTTAAGTCGTGTGCAATTTTAAATAATGTATTACTAAAATGTCTTACAAATTCTGGAGTTAAATGAAGTTTTTTATATTTGTTTAATATTTTGATTTCATCTTCGTGAAATATAAGGTCGCAAGATCCATCTTTTTTTTGATTAAAAATCATATTATTTATATTTATTTACACCCCAAAAAATTCTTTCGTCCATGTAAAAGTTAGAATATGGACCATCTTTATCAACAAAATGAAAAAAGGCTTGTATATTATTATCTCCAGTAAATTCTTCTCTCCAATGTAAAGATTCACAACCAAGATAAATACACGCATCTCCTGGATCTAATTCTACAGATTTTCCATCAAGAAAAATAGGCCACTTAGTTTTGTCATTCTTTATGCATGCTGTTACACTAATCTCACAAGAAGGCCTATCTTTGTGTTTAGGTAATTTTTGAAATTTTGTATACAATCTCCAAAAACTATAAGTAGGCAAAAGCTCTAGACCACATTCTTTACTTAAAAAATCTTTTTTGTTTAACAATATAGCTTCCATAATAAGGTCTGCGTAAAAACCCTGCTTCCAATCAGTTGTAAAAAAATTACTTGTACTAACTCTTAATTTTATATCACAATAAGTCTGAAGAATTTTTAATTCATCTTTACTAAAAAAATTTTTAATTTTTTTATATTTAAAATCTTTTTTTATTTTGCCCATGTTACTATTGAATACCTTTCTCCTTTTGTTACTGGTGAAACGGCATGAGGATATAAAAAATTACTAGGCCAAACTATCATTCTATTTTTTATTTTCTCTATAACTAAAGTTTGTTCTTCATGAGGAAATTTAAATAATAAATTTCCTCCCTCATAATCATCATTAACAAAAAAAATACAACTTATTGTTCTAGGGTTTGTTATGCCACTATCAATATGAAAATTATAGTGACCGCCCTCTGTGTACTTCAATACTTGCATTTCCTGTATATAAAAAATATCATTAAGTTTAAAATATTCTGAATATTTTTTTATAGCATTTTGAAACGTAGTACCAAAAAAATTAGTCCAATGTATTTGTGTATAATTATTTGTTTTTAAATGTTCAAGGTGCCATATTTTAACACTTCTTACTTTTTTATCTACAATTGTTTCTTGTTGAAGAGTATTTATTTTTCCATCTTCAAATCTTTGGAAATCTTTACAAATTCTAGTAAAAATTTCTAATTGATCTTTTGAAATAAAATCATCGTACACTCTAATATAATCATGTAAATAATTTTTTACTTCCATGATTTTTTCTTCCAAAATTTTTTTTTGTAATTATCTAGAACATATCTAACAAGAAAAAACTCAGACTCATTTTTTTCTTTTTTATTATTTTTTGTAATTTTTAATTTCCAATTATCTCTCTTAAAAGGAATTACTTGCACATATGGTGTACCCACTTTAAGAGTAGTTTTTAAGGAAGGGTACTTATCACCATTAAAAATAATTGGAAAATTAATTTCAGAAGGGAAAGTGTCTGTATCAACAATTCCTGACATTATTTCAAATCTATCATCTCTATTATTTAATGGGGGTGTAAAAAGACAAGAATAACCTGGTGGAGTTTTAATAACCCAAGGATTTAGTATTTTGTGAAAAGGTAAATTTTTATTTTTTTCAACTAATTCACTTTTACCTA